TGTAATATCAATAGAGGTTCCAATAATCGGCCAATATCCAACAAGATTAGTTGTCCCAGCTCCTAATGCTGTATTTACATTTATCTTAGATGCAAGAACTTGAATATTACTTGCGCTTAATGCTGCATCATAAATACGTGCATCTCCAAGTTTACCTGTAATATGTCTTGAAGAACTTGTATCGCCTCCAAGTATTAGTGCATCATTATTATCTGTGTCATCATCAGCGCTTCCTGTACGGGCGCCACCTGCATCTGCCCCATTGATATATATTTTAAGGGTACTTCCTGATTTTGTTGCTGCTATATGCGCCCAAGTGCCATCATTCGCATACTTGCCTGTTGCAGTTGATATATATTCCCCATCACCAGCTTTGAATCTAACTTCACCACTTGCCAATAAATTTAGTGCGTAAGATGCGCCACTTGTAGCTGCATCTCCCTTAGCTATTAATGAATTGTAACTACTACCCTGACTTGTATATATTGCATTTGTCCAACAGGAAAGTGTAAAATCATCTGCACCTAAATCTAATGCAGAATTATCAGCAATAGTAATATGCTCATCATCAGACCCAACAAAAGAATAAGCAGCGTCAAGATTTACATTAATGATTGCATCATCAAGATTTCCTTCAAGGATTCCTCCTGTTCCTGTAAGTGTTAGGGTTCCTGTTCCTGTATATCCTGTTCCTTGTGTACGAATACCTCCAACTGACAGATTGTGGGCATTTGTATCCAGCGTTGCATTATTGGTAATAATTCCTCCTACTGTAAGTGCTGGAGAACCCACACTACCTGTATCTAATTCCCCTGCCTCTATCGTGAGGTTATTAGAAACGTTCAAAGCTATCAAAATATTATAATTTGCCGAAGCGTGATTTATAGTTAAATTGTATAACTTCTTCGTGTCCACATAAATCTTTGAAACTCCAGCATAGGTAAGTATTACAGTTCCACCACCAGCGTCAAATACATTACTACCATAGACAACTATAGCATAACCACTGGCTGCGCCTTCGCTATTTATTGTGGTTACTCCAGATGATAATGTGGCGTGACAATCTGCATGGTTACTATTCAGTAAAAAAGACCCCATCGTATGCGTTCCAGTTCCTCCAACAAATGTTCCTCCTCTTTTTATTGTTAAAGCATAAGAACCAGAAACTCCTGAACCGAAACTACAGGCAGAGGCATTACAAGTTAATGTTGCTGTATCTGCTGAAGCACTACCGTCTCCTACTATTGTATTTCCTGTTACTGTAAGTGCATAATGAGTACTTCCATTAAAAGTGGTTAAAGTTCCTGCCGTTATTGTTAAAGTACCCTCAATTGAAACATTACTCCCTAAATCAATAGTATTACTTGTATTAACTGTCAGGTTGTGAGGTTTGGGTGAAGCATCTTGAAAATATATTCTTGAGGATGGGCCAGTAAGTGTTATTGTCCCATCTGCATTATCAAAAGTAGCAGCAGTATATATAAGAACGCAATAATCTGTACTCGTTCTTTCACTATCTATTGTAGTAGTTTGGTCTGTTAATGTACATATTGCATCTGCGTGAGAATTTACTCTCAAAGAACCTAATGTATGATTGCCCCCTCCTCCAGTAAATGTTCCTCCTTGATATACTTCCAAACCATAATTTGCTGTATAACCAGAACCTAAACTTATTGTTGAATCATTACAAGTTAATTTTGCAGTATTGGCTCCTGAGCTTCCATCTCCTATTGATGTTTTTCCTGTTACTGTAAGTGCATAATTACTTCCTGTTGTTGATAAAGTTCCTGCCGTTACTGTAAGATTACCACTGATTGTAGTAGCTCCTGTCAATCTTGCTTCATCTCCAGATTTATTGATTGTTAGATTCCTGATATTTCCAGAACTGGGTACTAAATCTATATCGGTTCCGTGACTTCCTGTTAATGTTATATCCGTATCTGTTCCACTTATCGCACCATCAAGGTCTACTGCATAACCACCACCGTCCTCACCATCTATGGTAAGTTCTTGGTTGTCACCATCAAGAGTACCTCCACTCTGTAAATCCAATGAGTTCCAAGTATGTGTGGTATCTAATGTGATAGTGTGTCCACTCTGAATCTGAACATCATCACTTGCAGTTGGAACTGAACCACCTGTCCAAGTTCCACCAGTGTTAGAATTACCTGTCCCTGCTGACGTTATGACAGCCATCAGGCCACCTCACTTACTAAAGCTATTTCAGAGTATATAGGAGCATTCATTCACTAAATGGTCCCCTGTAAGAATATCTTACAATTACCTGCATTGAACGTTGGTGTTCCTGATGCGATAGTCATTGTAATCGCAATGTATCTTAAACCAGTTGTTGATATGGCTTTCAAAGCTCCAGTATTGTTTGCAATACTGATGTCATCCCCAACTTGAACCCACTTAGAGTTAGTTGCTGGAGTTGCATCTGCTGAATCAAAAAGACTTCCCCATACCTTTGCAGTTATGGTTGCTGACTCTCCTTCATTTCTAATCTGGATTGTAGCCCTATCATAAAGTGCAATATCTTCTGTTGAAATCATTACAGTCGTCCCACTAAAAGCGGTTGCTGCGTTTTCTACGAGCAATGTCTTTACATGTGGGCTATGTACTGTTTCTGTTACCGTGTTTGCCATTAGTCAGCCCTCTTAGACTTACGTAGTCCTTTGGGCTTTTTAAGGTCTCTGCATTTACATACGCCTTTGCACTTGTAAGAACCTTTCGGACACTTTACTTCTTTTTTAGGTGTTTGTTCGCCCTCTTCCAAGTGTTTTCGGGGCTTATGAAGTCGGCTGAGAGGTTTAGGAGGTCGGACGTTAGTCTTAATCCCCCCACCAGTACCTTTTGGGCCGATTTCTTTTTGCTCGACAAAGACTCTTGAACCTTTGAGCTTTTCAAGTAAGCTCTCATCTTCAATATCGCGGGTTTCTCCGTTACTCCACCCAAAGACATTGCCTGCCCTATTACGAAGCCTGCGATGAGTGCGCTTCCCAATATAGGTAATTTTGACCATTTAATTAGCCTCATTACCTATCTACTCGTCCAAGTCTCTTAAGCTTCCTTGTGTGTTAAACTTATAACAGATTAATTCACCAGCAGTAATCAATGCAAACTCATGGGACATCTTTTGTGTAACTGCTACATTTGTGCTGTCCACGTAAGTTGTTGGAGCTGCAATTCTCATTGCCAAGTTGTCCATATCTAACAAGTACATTCTTGCAGTTGAATCAGATTCAGAAGGTGCGTGTTGTGTAAGGAATATTGGTATTCCATCGTATGAACCTACGCGTGAATCAAAAGCTAAACCTGCTTCACCAGCTACTCCATTTAAGCCACCTGCTCCACCTTGTTTCAAATCATAGTTCCAAGTTGCGTTGCTTGATGCTCTCATTAGAGTTTTCAAATCTTGATATGTGTCATATCCTGTTAATAGAATTAAACTACCGTAGTTTACACCGTTTTCTAATGCAGATTGAATTGCATTGTCCAACATTGTTAGTGTCAATGCTGCGGGAGTGTCACTATTATGTGAAGTGTAAGCATCTGCCCAAGCAGTTAGACCTGATTTGTCCAAGTCATAAATATCAGCATCGCCTCTGTCATTACATAATGCGTTAGCTGCTGCATCAGATATTGTTACACGGTCTAAAGATTCAAAGTTATTTCCTGCAACTGTATCTGAGTCACCTAATAACATTGCGTCAATATAGTAAACGTGAGCTTCTGAGTTTTCTTTTCTCATAAATGCTGCTAAGTTTCCAAGACCATCATCAGCTTCAGAAAGCATTGCTGCTTTAGTTGATATTTCCCATGGCGTTACAACTTGTTTCAAAGTTGCTGTAACGTTTACAAGGTCTGGTTTGTCTGTGTCTGGTAATGCTCCACCAGCTTCAGAGTTGTTTTCTGCAACACCAGCAGTTGTGGTGTGTCTTGTAGTCATTACTCTCCATCCAGATTGTGTCCATGGCTCTTTCTTCAAGAGCTTGAATACTTCTGATTTAGTATTTAATTGACTGAACACCTTTGCACCAAACGTCGTATTGAACGCTGCGGATGGGTCGCTTGTATAAGTCAAGTCGTCGGCTTTGCTGATTCCGTATCTCTTAGAGATACCAAGTTCTCCGCCGTAGTATGCGTTTACATATTCTTCCATTGTCATTCCCATGTTTACATTCCTCCGTCGTAAAGTGCTTCAATCTCGTCAAGGGATTTCTCCACGTTGTTAAAATCTATTTTAGTTACTTTAGGACTGTCAGTTTTTGCTGGAGTTGCTTTCTTACCAGCATATATGTTTATTCCATATTTCTTTAATGTTGTAATTGATTTGTGGATGTCATCAGCTTTCTCGGCTACAGATTTCTCTTCGTCTTCTGCTTCCTCTTCTTCTTCCTCTTCTTCCTCTTCAGCTTTTTCTTCCATTTCCTCTTCTGGTGCTTCCTCTTCTTCTTCCTCTTCGTCTTCTGCCTTCTCATCTCCCATTTGAGATTCTAAGTAAGCCATAACTTCTTTGAGTTTTCCGAGAGTAGCTTCCATATCCTTGTAAAGCTCTTCATGCTTATCAAGTTCTGCTATCGGTTCTTCGAGAGCTTCACTTTTCTCTGCCTCAACAATTTCTTCATCAACGGCGTGTGAATCTCCACAAGTGCATTTGCTCATAATGTATGTAATTCGTATGGGCCTATATAAAAAAAGGAA